GCCAGCAGGAGTTGCGGGACGTGGCAAGAGAGTAGCAATGGATCGGCCGGCCGATCCTGACCGTAAGGAGGGGAGGTTGATCGTCATGCCTGACTTGGTAAGACATCTCCTCGGTGCGATGGGCTCCGCGCCATACATGGGTATGCAGCGGAAATTGGACAAGTCGAACGGTGGCGTAATGCTAGGCATGGGACCGTTCCACTCATCGTATTCGGAGATGGCCGAGTGGGCCAAGGGTGCCTTGAAGTACGTGTTTATGGACTTCAAGAAATTCGATCAGCGTGTTCCCCGACACGTACTCAAAGCTGTCATGCAGCACATCGCGGGGGCGTTCGAGAAGGAGGAGGGACATGGTGCTTACTGGAAGAGCGAGTTTAAGCACCTGGTGGACACCGAGATAGCAATGCCGTCCGGGCATGTATATCGAAAACACCAGGGCGTTGCTTCCGGGGATCCGTGGACCTCATTGGCTGGTTCCTATGCCAACTGGGTGATGATAAGAATCGCCTGCAAGTTACTGGGATGGGACGCCAAAATATGGACGTTCGGTGATGATTCCGTGGTGGCGGTATACGGTGGTGATGTGGAAGGTGACATCCTTGGGAGATTGTCAAGCGTTTTGGCAAGAGAGTTCGGAATGGTGGTGTCGAAGGAGAAGAGCTACACCTCGGAGTACCTGGTGGGAATTGACGAAGATCCTGAGCCTAAATCCTCAGGCTCCTTCTTGTCAAACTACTACCTAGCTACTCCAATGGGTGTAAGACCTACTCGACCGACACAGGACTTCTACGAGCTGTTCTTGAAACCCGAACGCAACCCCAAAGAGGTCAGGTGGGAAGTCGTCAGGACGTCGATGGCTTATCTCACCTTTTTCTACAATCCCGCCGTCCGATATCTCCTCTCAGAGTACTGGGACTGGTTGCACCGCCGCTACCGGATCCCGGAACTCCGAGGGACTCTAGACGACCTTCGGACCTTGCGCGAGATGGACATTCCTTGGAGCCACTTTCGAACCGAGTGGCTCACAAGGCTTCCGCATCCCGGCGAAGTGGAGTTACTGTACAAGTACGGTCACTCCAGGTTCTTTCCTCCCGTGCTTTGGTCGGCGATTTACTCGCCCCACATGCAACTGCCTGGCGGCAACAGCCTGTTGGACGATTAACCCGAAGCCCATCGTACTAGAGACCTAGTGAGGGTTCTATCCTCTTGAGAACGC